CCTTCAAGCGACCCTTCAAGCGACCCTTCAAGCGACCCTTCAAGCGACCCTTCAGGTTCAGCTTGTGCTCTTGACTTGACCTTGCCCCTCCGGAGGCCGCCGCGGCGGCCACTGTCCGCACAGCCCTCCCTGAACCTGAGCTCCTTTCCGCCCACCTCGGCAGCCTTGGCGTTGTACCAGCCCTCGCAGCCCTCATCCCACACGAGCCCGCCCCACTTCGTCAGCTCATCGAAGAGATCTCGCTCACCGGATGCTCCTACGTCGGCCATGATTTCGTCGATGCTCAGATAGACCAGGCGGCCACCAACAGTGTCGCAGGCGTAGCCAGGCCTCGGGGAGCTGTACAGCAGCATGAGGATGTCCATGTACAGGCCGCGGGCGGGCAATGAGCACCGGCGACGCACGGTGGATGTTCTGTAGTCGTTGAACCACCATCTGCAGGACTCCAGTCGCTTCATCTCCCTACCTCCTCGGCAACTTTGTCGAACTTCTCCACCATCCGCCGAGCCGGGTCGTAGCCATGCCCGGGCGGTTGCCACCGGCGCAATTTCCTCTCCACCTCGGACGAGGATCCGGACGCAGGACCCCAATTGGCCGCGTTCCCGTACTTTCGCAACGCCTGGACGCACCACAGGGCCGCTTCCCATAAGCGCTTGTCCACCTGCTCCATGACGATGGGGGCCGGGTCGTAACACTCGACGCAGATGCGACCACCCTGGGGACCGGGAGCTGAGGCAGGCTCGGAGGTCGGGCGGCCGCATCCTTCGCAGAAGATGACCTTGGGGCGCTGTATGAGCATCGTTGCCATCTCAGTCCTCCAGGAAGAGGGGGCGGTGAAGGGCTGGGGACAGCGGTCCGATGGGTGGCGGCCATCCGGCATCGGTCAGGCGGGCCATCTCCCATACTCGCCACTCGCCGATATCGGACCCGTTGATCCGCTTCCATGTCCAGGGGGTGCCCCTGGTCTTCTTGCTGCCGTCTGCGGCCCAGCGGTAGCACCCGAGCCGCGCGGGGATCCCCGGGACACGCGGATCCACGAACCCGCAGCCAGGCCGCGCCACGACGACCAGGACGATGTGCCCGCTGTTCCGCTGGCAGTAGTAGAGCTCTCCCTTGCCGACGCCCCCGCAGGTCGCGGGGTCGTAGATGTCCCGCAGGTCACCGACGACGTAGGACTCCTCCACGTATTCCCGCAGCCCGCGGTGGGCCTTGCCTCGGATCTCCTCCCCTGCACAGGGCAGGAGAGGCAGGAAGCGGGACCTCAGGTCACCGCCGGCCGGACCCCGGCCGGTGCGCCAGGTTGGGGTGCGACCCGAACTCATGCCGTTGAACCACCACTCCGTTATCAGCCATGCAGCGTGGCCGCAGGTGGCGCCATGGCGGCCGCTGCCGTCGCAGGCGTATGGAATGATGTACTCTTCTCGATCTCCGGCCTCCATCGCAACCCAGGCGGCTATGGACGATGACCGGTACTCCGGCTTCATGCGGCGCAGCCGGAGGTCGTAGATGCCAGCCAGGGTGTTCGTCAGCCGACGTCCGCGGGCCGTGTTGTCCAGGATGGGTTGGGGCTGATCCGGCTGGGCCATGAGCGTCTGCATCGTGTGAGGCCCGGGGAGGCCGTCTACTGCGATCCGCGCGTTCTCCTGCTCCGCCATTACGACGTACCGCAGGAAGTCGTTGTACGTATCTCCAGGCCTCAGGTAGTACCCGATCCGCATCAGCTCTTCGCAGAGCGCCGTCACTCTCTCCGACTGCTCGCCGAGCTGAATGGTGCCTGTCCAGGGGTTCATAAAAGACCTCCTTTGTCGCAATGGCATTGGCGACCGCACGTCTGGCACCATGTGCCGACATCGACGCCGCCCCCAAAGCGGACGTGGTGCCCGAAGTGGACCAGCACGGACGGGAAGGTGTTGCCGGTGCATGGCTGGCCGTCCTGAATGAAGGAGATGCGGCCGCGGACGAACCAGATGTCCGACGCGTACAGGACGAAGCGATGCCACCAGGAGGTGTCCGTCCGCGGCGGAATCAGCAGCGTGACCGTACAGTTGCGGTGGTACCACTCGTGCCAGGCCTTCTCCACGAAGCGGCCGAGCAGATCCCCGTAAGGGGGGTTACACCACACACGCGCCGCTCGCGTGTCACGCCCGCGCCGGCCGGCCGGGACGGGCCCCCACTCGGACTGAAGCGCGTCCTCTCTCGGAGACAGGTACCTTGGGCAGAGGGAATTGCTCGGAAGAGCGGCCGCGTCGAGGTCGAAGGGACCGTAATGGCGGTTTACCAGATCGAAGAACTCGGGAGGCGTCTCCCAGTCCATCCTGGAGGAGGCCTGGCGGGAGTTGCGCGCAGAGCCGCGATGGGGCGTGAGCTGCAGCTGACCCATCCCTACACCGCGCCGGCCAGGACGAAGCCGAAGGCGATCCCCAGGGCGACCAGCATCGCCCACTCGTGCCAGTCGCTCACGACCGGGGCTCCGGGATCACAGTAGACAGGATGACCCGCGCTACGATGCCGCCCCATGTGATCCGGCCCGTCTCGTAGACCGGGTACCCGTCGCCCGGGCCCGTCTCCGAGGTCATCACCCTGAGGGTGGCGCCGTCCGGGGCCCCGCGGATGGCCCTCCGCAGGTCACCGATCGTCACCGGCAGAGCCGGTGCGACCGGTACCCAGACATGCGACATGTCCGGGGAGTTCTGGGGGAGCTCTGCGGCGACATCGACCTTTGCGCAGGGACCATCCGCGGGCGAGGCGACCTCGGCCGCCGAGACCGTAGCGGACTTCCTGTCACCGTCCGGGTTCTTCTTCGGTGGCTCCTTGCCGGGGCTCACTGGACGTCCCCTGAGTCGGGGGTCTCCACCGCGAAATAGAGGCGGAGGGGCGCACAGTAGAAGGGCTTGCCCTTCTCCTTGGCCTCGTGGCACTCCATGAGCAGGAGCTTGCCCTGCGCTGTGCAGCCGACGACCACGCCGCCCCCGTAGGTGACGCGCTCTCCCCAGTCCACCGTGAAGAGCGGGCCGGCAGCGAGCTGCTCGCAGTGGTCTCCGAAATAGGGCTGCGCCGCGGTCAGCGCTGCGTTGTGGGACTTCATCACGTAGCCCATGTCCACGCTCCCGCAGCCCAGGAGCATGGCGATGGCCACGAGGAGCCCGGCGATCGTCAAGAGCTTCTTCATACCGTACCTCCGGTGATCGGCCCGGAAGCGGAGGCCACTGCGGCCCCCTTGCTCCGGCGCCGCAGTGCGCGCGTGACGTATGCGGGGGACATCAGGCCTCCCCCCCGCTGGAGCGGTTCCGCGTCATCCAGTCGAGGACGTCTTCACGTCTGTAGCGGATGATCGGGCGGCGGCTGGGGAGCCGAATGAAGGACGGCCCGGCCCCGGGTCGACACCTCAGGCTGTACAGGTACTGCCTGGAGACATGGAGGAGGTCGGCGAGGTCGCCAGGAGTGAGCAGATCAGGGAGCTCGACGGGGGGCGTTTGGTTTACGCCAGTGACATCGGTTGACATCTATTGACATCTCCCGGCCCCTGGTGTAACTTGTCACCCGAGTGGGGTTGCTACACCAGCAGCTTATCAGAGCGCCTCGGGGCTGCAACCCCGGGGCGCTCGTCGTTACATCCTAGTTTTCATCCCTGTCTCGTTTACTGACCAACGTATCCTGTATACCCCTTATTCCTGAATCCATGTTCCTCGCTACCCAGGCCTCAATCGCTTCAATGAAGGCTTGGCGCTTCGACTTCTTCTGCGCGACGCGAATCAACGTGAACTTCTGCGCAAGATCGGCTGGTACTCGCGACCGGAATGCCGTGTCATCGTCCACGCCCCGCTTCTGTGCCTTGTCGTCTCGGTCACTCATGAACTACATAGTAGCCTGTCCCGTTGTCCCGTCAAGTGCCGCCTGGGGCAAGACCGGGGCGACCCACATCTCTTTCGCTATCAACGGGTTACATCTCGCTGGTCCCCGCATGGCGGCCGTCCGGAAAGACCTCGTCCTGCCCGCATACCCCCCCCCCGCAGCTACGACAACGCCTTTGAGTTCAGGGGGTTACTCTTTTCACGGTCTCGGGATGGGGGATTCCCGGATCCGGGAAATGGCATCCCTCGCGCATTATGCGCGCGGGTTACGCGCGAGGCATGCCGCCCGCGTCTCGGGGCAGGCAAGCCTACTCAAAGCCGCAATCGCAGGGCGACCAGAACTCCCCGGACATGTCGCATGTCTGGGTACCGGTCGCATACCGGTGAGCATCGCACATGCAAATCTGGGTCACTCCGGGGGGGCAGTACGGTTCGACGACGTCGCTCTCGACCTCCTTAGCCTCGCAGACCAGGTCGATGCAGACCAGTCCAGCCTCGCAGTCCGCCGTCCTGGTGCAGCTCTCCCCTTCCCCACTCAGGACCACGCCCTGGTCTTCGCAGGCACATAGCAGCGCGACCATCAACGCAAGACATCGGATCGTCATGGAGCACCTCCTCTCACCAGACTACCCGCCGCCTCCGTGGTCTGCAATGCCCTCGGAATCAGCCGTCATGTGCCCCTTGAGCGAGGGCGCGGAGACGATCCCACTGGGGATGGGCGTAGCGCCGGGCGATGACCAGGGTCCGGTGGCCGAGGACGGCGGCCACCTCGGGGAGGGACGCACCGGCAGCCAGGAAGCGGCTCGCCGCGATGTGGCGGAGGTCGTGGAGCCGCAGCCGGCCCAGCTCGACCCGCCTGGCGTGGTGCTTGAACCGATGGGACAGGTAATCCCCGTCGATCGTCCCCCCCGAGGGCATCCTGCAGACCAAGCCCTCGGCGCGGGGCTTTCACGCCGGCGACAGGGGTTCAAATCCCCTTGGGGACGCTCAGATCTCTAAGTGCTTGATATCGCAGGTCATCAGCGCACAGTGCCCGCTTGGTGCACGTCGCCGCCTGGGATCGTCGCTGTGTCAATGGTGTAAACTGACGTCAATGAGAGTCGCTGGATGTGGCCGACGTGTGGCTACAGGGGTGGCCGCGGCCACCGCACTTTTGCCAGGTTCAGTGAACCAGATCCTATTACATCAAATCATGTATTACCGGCTGATCTCGTCCAGCGTCCGCAGGACTCGTTGCACGCTCCTGTCCTGCTCGATGGCTATCAGCTCCGCCGGCGTGTACGGCAATGGTCCACCGAGAGGCCTGATGGACTGGCGGAAGTTCTCCAGGTAGGGCTCGGCCTTTTCCCCGTACCTCTCCATGTAGGCCTTCGTTCCGGGGTGCTGCAGCCCCCAGATATTGAGATGAGGGCCCTTGTTCCCCCTCACCTGATGGTGCTCATGCTCCCAGTAGTCCAGCGCGGCCGCATCGAACTGAAGCCCCAAGCGGCCGCAGATGCGGGCGAGCTGAGCTTGGGGGTGTTTCGTGAAGGCGAGGAAATCAACACCGACGGGGTTGAGCCCAAACTCCACACAGAGCTTGAACAGCCGCTCGTAGACCCTCACCCATCGCCCAAGTGATTCCATCAACGTGAAGCCACCGTGCTTGGCGTCTGAGGCAGCAAACGCCCCAGGGGACTTATACAGGACCAGTGGGCGGAAGTCTCTACCCGGCCTGGCCTCCAAATACGGACGGTACAAGCTCGGCACCTTGTCGGAGGCCACCACGGTGCGCACACCCACGCGAGAGCCGAACCGCTCCCACCCTGTCGCATAGTCATGGGCAACGCACTCCGCTGGGGTCCAGATAGGGCACGTCCCCGGGGGGCAGGTCGAGCAGGCTGTTCTGTGGTCGATCTTGCCCCTGATGATGGCGTGATCCTCACCGATCGTCGCAACACCAGGCAGGCTACCGAGGACAAATCCGACGAGGGTTGAGCCGCAGAACGATGTCCCGCAGATGCCGATCGTGGGTATCAGTCGCGCCACAAGATCCAGGTGGTTCGGCCGCCATAGGACTCGGAGCGAAGGACTTCACAGCGGTTATAATACCCGGCCCCCGTGATCGGCGATCGGATGACCTCCAGGGTATGTGCCGTGAGTTCGCGGATCGGCGTGCCAACCTCCTCTTCGTATGCCTTGTGCCACCTCGGCGCATCCGGCGATGGGAGTTCGACTACCTGCACCTTCGCTGTACCCATTCTGTCTGCTGCGTCTGCCAACGCAAGGACAGACGTCGCCACATGGTGCCATACGGCCAGGCCCACTACGGCGTCGACCCTCGAGCATTCCTCCAGGGCATCAACTTGCGACGACGGCAGCCCTACCACGGACAGGGATCTGCAGAGCCGAGCGTAGTCCGGGTCCGTCTCTATCCAGGAGACAGCGAGACCAGCCCGGGACATCGCCTGCACACCAACCCCGGCCGCCGGACCGATCTCAAAGACGGACTTGCATCCCATCTCCACAAGGCGCCGACCGATCTCGGTGTAGCGGGCGGCCGAATCGGGGCGCGTGCAGACCCAGCCGTAGAACGAGGGGTGAGGGTGGGGCTGGTAGATCCGGCCCCCCAGCGCCCTCAACAGCCTTGCCCACGTCGGCGAGACCCACCCCAGGGTCACCGGGACGAATTCGACGCCGGCCGCAGCCAAAGCGCACAGCCGGTGGTTACCGTCGCTGCAGCCCAGCGTGCCGTCGGCCTGGATGATGATCTTGATAGGCTTCTCGTCGTCGGGGTTGTAGCCGTCCTTGACGACGCGCCGGGCGAAGTCTCGGTACTGCACAGCGAAGCGGTCGGCCTCCTCGTCACTGGGGTCCTCGCCGTTTTTCCGGCGCATCTCCAGCCACCAGGCCCGGTACTTATCCATCTTTTCTGTGACCAGGAGTTCCCTGGCCGCGTCCACGCGGACGGCGAGCGACGACAGGAGGGCCAACCGAACAAATCGTCACTCTGGCACCGAAGGCCTTGGCGACCTGGTCCCTGAGGACGGCATTTGCGGCCATCACCAGGGCGGAGTTATCTACGGCACGCGACAGGGCACCGCGATGCCGGCCTGCCCAGAGGTAATGGTCGTAGACGCAGGTGATGACCGGAGGACCGCCAGAGGCAGTGCCTATGGAATTGCAGACCTCTCCGACACCGAAATAAGCGAGATTGATCACGGCATCGAATCCGCGCACCCAAAGCTGTCCCCTCCGAGGGATGTCAGGGTAGGCCACGATTTCGATCTCGTAGTCGTCGCACAGATAACGCTGGATCTGGAGGGCGATGCGGTGGAAGGCCCACCCGTCACGGTCATAGACCACGACGACCCGCGGGGGCCCCGGAGCCGAGACATGCAGAGGAGGTGGCAGCGGAGCAGGGGCCACTACCGGCGGCGGAGAACCGGGATCGGCCGGGACATGTCCGCCGAGAGCCTCCAGGACGCCGCAGAATCGATTTTCCCACGTCCACGTCTCAACCATCGCAGCACGCCCGAAGCGGCCCATCTGACGCAGGCCTCGACGTCCAGCAGCCATTGCAGCCCGCAGGCCGTCAACGAGCGCCTCACGCTCGTTCCTGCCCTCGACTATCCATCCGGCGCGGCCGCCGGTCTGGTCGTGGATCTCCGGGACCACCCCCACGGAGGTCGAGACGAAGGGGATTCCGCACGCTGCCGCCTCGAGGATGGGGTTCGGGGTGCCCTCGGCACTCGATGCACACACGTAGAGATCCAGGGAGCGGTACCAGTCCAGCATCTCCTCGTGGGGCAGGCCGGAGACCCCTACCAGGTCGATGTCGTCCAGGGCGCCGGCAGCTGACCGCAGGAGACGGGTACGCTTGACCCTGTCCAGAGACGGATCTCCAGCCCATCCAACACGCAGCGGGCCGGACTCCCGGGCGGCTGGGCCCGGGCCGGGACAGAACATCTCAGTGTCAACGCCATCCTCCAGGAGCCGGACTGGGACACCGACCCTGGACCGCTCCAGGGAGGTTCGTACCTCGCTGAGGAGCCGGCGATTGCAGGCAAACACGACGGCGGCCCGCTGCGCCAGGCGCTCGAACTCGGCGGGACGACTCACCCAGGACTCGTGATCGTAGACCGCAACAATCAGGCGCACGCCCGGGCCCAGGTCCCGCAGAACGGGGGCGGCAGCGCGCCACCAGAGAGCGACGACGCCGGCGACGTCTCCCTGGAGGAGGGAGAGCGCCTCCGGGAGCTCGTCGCCGGCGACGAGTCGCACAGGTCGACCGGCCGGACCGGATTCGATGTCCCTGGCCAGGCGCTCGGCGATGCGGGAGATCGGGCGCCCCTCTCGGCCATACGAGACAACGATCATCGCGCCGGCCCGGCGTCGGGGGAAGCGGCGGGGGAGGTTTGGGGCTGTTGGAGCGGCTGCGGAGCGGCGATGCGGTAGCCGCCGACGGCTCCACCTCCGCCGAGGAGCGCCGCCACGATCCATGGGAGGATGCGCTTCCACGCGGCCGCGCCGGAGAGCGCTGTCGTCAGCGCCTGGACATCGTCCCGCAGATTCCCCAAGGTCGTCTTGATTTCGGCGGTATCCTCTGTGATGCGCTGGTGACGCTCGTCGCAGAGCGTGGCGCTGTAGGGGGTATCTGCAAGACGGGGCATGTCGGCCTCCTATGGCAGCTCCGGCCACGCAGTGGCCTGGTACGGGATCACGTAGGGCTGGACTGCGACGATGAAGAAAGGCAGGTCCGAATGCGCCTCGAGGTAGATCTCGACCTCCTGGGGCCCATTCGACACCGGCACGGCGAGGGGTGCGGAGACCCAGTCCGTAGAGGACGGGTCAGCTGTATCGATCGACGACACCCACGGTCGCGACCAGGCGTGCTCATGGCTGAATACCGATCCCGAGGCCCCGTGCATCTCCTGGTTGAAGGCGAGCTGCTTCGAGAAGCCCGTGGCGGACGTGTTGTACTTCAGGACGGCATTGGCGGCGTCGTTGTTCGGATCCTTCATCACGAGACCAAGGGCTCGAATTCCGACAGCTTTCGTGTAGGCCGGGACCGTCACGGTGAGCTTCCAGTTTCCGGCGTCGTCGGACTCGTGGTGGTTGTCCTCGATCCCTCGACAGAGGCTCGTCGGTACGACGCCGCGCCAGTTCGCCGTGGCGATCCTGTCGTGTGCGTCGTCGATGGCCACAGGCTCCAGTCCCCTGGTCTTCGAGGCGTTGGCGACCTCCACGGGGGCCATGAGCACATCGGGCTTGGAGACGCTCCCCATCAGTCCTCCCAAATCTCCAGAGCGACCATGGTCACCCCGCGGGTCACTGAGCCCCTGAACTCGACGACGACCAGGTCCTCCCCTTTCGCCGCCGATGTCGGCTTGACAGGCAGCGAACCCGTCACCCAGTCGGCAGCGTCGGTGATGTCGAAGGATCCCTGGAGTCCGGAGAACTGTCTCTCGGAGACGTTCCCGAGTCCCTCCTGGTCGACCTCCTCCCGGGTATAGATGCGGAAGCGGTCGCTGCTGTCGACGCGAAACCCTGCGATAGCGAAGCCGACGGCAGCCACCCCCGGCTGATACTCGATCGGCACTTTGACGACGACCTGCCAGTCCGACGACGACGACTGCGACTCGAAGGCGGGGTGCGTCAGGTCCTGCAGATCGTCACAGAACGCGATCAGGGTGGAGGCCTTGTCCGCTCGGAGGGCGGCCACGTTGTCCGACAGGATGTTGACCTGGTCCACGGAATAGGCGCTGTCCGCTGGCCAGGATTCCCAGCACTGAGGACAGTAGGCGCTGTCCCGCTCCCCGGATTCGACCTCGCTTTCGCCGTCGTCGGTAGACTCGGCCAGGACCGTCTTCAGGTGCGCAACCCCGCCGACATCCTCTTCAGCCACCCACAGCTCCAGGACATGCGGGCCGTCATACCCGACCGACGCCAGGTAGGTCGCCAGGCCGGACGAGTCGAACTCCACGGTGCGCTCGGAGTAGCCCACGGCAGAGAAGGTGTCCTCTTCGGTCACGGAGGTCAAGTGCGTGTCGAAGTCGTAGAGCTTCCACAGGACCTGTACCGCGTTGGCGTCTGCCGTCTTGGCCACGTAGCGGACCCTGAGGCCCTGGTCCACAGGCAACCGTTCAATCCGCCAGGAGGCCACGTGGATCGGGCTCCCTCCTGTCGTGACGATGACCTTCGTGGGGTCGGAGTAGGACTGGAGATCCTGGCGGACATGTGATTTCACGACGCGCTTATGGATGTAGTTCGAGTTGCAGGCCAGATCCACCAGGCCCTTGGTTGTGGAGTCGGATCCGTCCGTGGGATCGTCTTCGCCCTCACGAATGTACTGTCCGGGATAGAAGGCGGCGTCAGGGATCGTCACGTATCCATCGGGGACATACAGGCAGCTCGGAGCTGCCTGTAACTCCCATGGACTATCCACCACATCGCCGCTGGTGATAGTACCCTGCGTTGTACCATCATTGGACGCTGTGTTGTCCGGGATGTCATTTGCGCCTGGAACCAGCGGCAGCTCCTCGTTCCAGATCCAGGAAGACACCAAGGATGCCGCCCCCGTCGGCGCCAGATCGTTGGGGTCCAGGTTGTCGCCGCCATTACAGAGCGCCGCCGCGTCGCTCGGCGACAGGACCTCCGTGTCCCATATAGAGTAGTTGCAGATATCACCATTCCAGGTGCGGGTCTGGCCGGCCTGGCCGCCGATCTGGACGTCGGAAGTGGATGCGTAGATGGTCGTAATCGGATCGTCATGGGCCTTTGACCACCCGGTGTTTTCATTTCCGTTTACCCACATCCTGATCGAGCCTGCGGCGAACGTGACCACTACGTGCGCCCAGCCACTATTCGGCAGCACATCCCCCGCAGTCGCCCAGTTCTTCCAGTGGCCCGAGGTCGTCGTCCCGTTGTCGGTAAAAGCCAGCTCCAGCTTGCGAAACCCATACGATGCGGTACGCAGAAACCAGCTTCTCTGCGTCGTTCCGGACCATTTCATGGCGATCGTATCTACGGTCCCCTGGGAGCCACATTCGACCCAGGCGGCAATCGAAAACTCGTCGGTGATGTCGAGGGTCGGATCGTCGGGGACGTCAATCCGCTCCGTGCCGCCGTCCAGGGATATCGCTTGGTAATACGTCGACATGGCCCCCCTACAGGTACCGGTTCCCGTCCGACTCGGCCGAGGCGTCGTCGGTCAGGATCCCCGCGTTGCTGGAGATGTACGCGAACTGTCGCTGCGAGTCACTCAGGGCCTCCGTGTACGGCGCGTACGTGACGACCGTGTTGGCCCCGACGGTCAGGGCCGGGAGGCTGGCGAGGTAGATCTTCCGGTTGGCGATGTCCACCGAGGACACGCTGATGATCTCGTTGTCCACATCCTCAGCGCCGCGGGTGTAGATACGGATGACGGCTGCGCCGACGAACCAGAGGATGTCGCCGACCAGGGATGGCTCGGAGAGTCCCCAGACATTCGGCACGACGGGTTCGCTGTAGGTGTTCGCTGCGATCTGGATGTAGTCGCCCGTCCCGTCCGTGCCCTTGCTGGTGACCTGGCCGCTTGGGCAGTAGTAGGAGTAGCGGCCGCGGGTGTTGGCGACGGCGATAATCCGACAATGGGCGCCGCCGGCGGGATCAAAGTACCGCTTCTCCACCAGGAGGACCGTCGCCACCTGGTTGACCAGGCCGCGGCCGCCGGACTCGTTGGGGACGCCGTCAGCGGTCAGCGCCACCTGGTCCCCGGGGCTCAGCGCCCACCCGCGGCGATCGCATTGACACTCGTAGAAGGGACGGCGGTGGGCGAAGGTGGCCAGGATCGCCGGGCCGATGAGGGCGCATGCCTGCAGCGCCCGTGACCGATTGCCCCCCCATCCCTTCGCGTCCAGATCGAAGTTCTTGACGACGCCGTACTCTATCTGGCTGTCCATCTCGTTATAGACGGCCTTCGTGTCGAGCTGCCGTTCGCCGGCCACGTCGTAGAGAGGCCGGATGGTGATGCGGTTGATGACGTCGCCCAGGTCATGGGCCGCCTTGATCTTGTCTTCGGGGTCCTCGCCGGTGAGCGTGACCGCGCCGGCCACGTTCGTCGTGTCGACCTCGACCGCGCCGGCCGTGTCGGTCGAAAGCGCCAGCAGGGTCTGGTTGACCAGGCTGGACACGTCCACCAGGGAGAGCCGGGTCTCGCCGCCAGACGTCGGCTTCGACACCAGGCAGAGACCGAGGAGGGCCAGCTCCTCGCTGAACAGGTCCCACAGGCGCTGTGGCTCGGCGAAGGCCAGGCTCTTCTTCGTGAGGATCTCCGAGAGCACAGCGCCGAACCGCCCGAAGGAGTCGGTGTCGAAGTACGGGCCCGGGATGGCCGCTCCCTGGTGCTCGCCGATGTCGGCCGTGTCCCAGTCCGAGTAATCTCCCGACGGGTACCGGTTCCCGCCGGTCGAGATCGCCATCTTCAGCAGGATGTCCAGGATGGTCTCGTCTCCGGTCGGCGTACCGCCGACGCCCCACATCACCTTCGCAGTGTCGTCGTCGGCGCCGGAGGCCTCCAGACGCAGCCAGCCATCAGCCCAGGCCCATTGCAGCTTGTAGGCGAGCGAAGGCGAGTCGAAGAGGTTGTGTGCGTCCACGGTGAACACGGTGACGTTCGCCAGCTCGACGTCGACGTCCGTGATGGAGTCGTAGGAGATGACCTCGACGCCCCCGAGGGCCAGGAGGCCGGAGGCGGGGATGGTCTGGTCGACGACCTGCTTGCTCTCGGTCGGGACCACGACCGGCACCAGGCGGCTCTCGCCGGCCCTGTATTCGTACAGAGTCGGCCAGTCCACGGCACGGAAGGTCCGCCAGCCAGGCCCTGTCTGTGGTACCACGTTAACTGTCTGGTGGGACCTGATTTCGAAGCCCAGGGACGGCAGGACGCTGTCTGGATCCCCTGCACGCATCGTAACCTGGAACCGTCCGGGGGCGGGGTCGAAGCCCGCGGTAGGATCCAGAGCGAACCGGAAAAAGTTCTTCGCCGACTCCGTCCATCCGTCGTCCGAGTTGAAATCCGCACCGGCCTGCACGACGACCTCGCCGTCGAAGTCTGTCCCGCTCAATGCGGACTCCAGGCCCGTGAGAATGGAATCGATGATGTCTGCATGGAATCCGTCGTCCAGGGTAACGACATACTCCTCGTCCCATGCCTGAGGGGTGGACGTCCCGTCCGTGAAGTTCGCTATCATCGAGACAGCGAACTTGTCGTTGACGCCCTCCTGAACAAACATGCACCGAAACCCCGACCCGGCCACCGGCCCGAGCTGGCAGAAGTCCTGCGCACCGAGGAGGCGGCCCTCGATCTTGTAGCCGCCGAGCTCGGTGTCCAGGAGGGCCGTCAGGTCCCGGACCGAGAAGGACCAGGTGACCCAGTCCTCGGCAACCGGCATCGAGGCGATGGGCCCCCGAAAGACGCACACCGGATCCAGGAGGTCGACGGCCGTCCCCTCAGCGCTGGCGATGCCCATCCAGAGCGCGGCCACGCGGCCCTCCCATGCGGACGGACGGGACCGGAGATTCACGGAGCCCTTGTAGAGGTCAGCGTCCTGGACGTAGAGTCCCTTGTGTGAGCCCCGCTCGGCCCGAGTGCAGCCCGTGAACCGGGAGTTTCCAGCGTCCACGGTGCCGATGGTGATAGCCTCCTTGCCGAGGTGCACCAGGTCCCCGTCGCTGAACCCGTCGGTGTCCAGCACATTGATGGTCGTGTCGCTCCAGTCGACGGTCTGCGTGATGACCGTCTCGACCAGGTCGGATGGCTGGTACGCGAAGAGCTCGAGCAGGAAGTCATCGCTGTCGGGCCCCAGGGAGATGGTGATCTCCTGGGTGTCGGCGACGCCGCGGCGACGAGAGGCCTCCTCTCGTACGGCATCGAGCCCATGTCCCACCTTGAGCAGGTCCTTGACCGTGGCGCCGGAATATCCCACTCGGTCCGCTGCGACCGTGGGCAGGCTCGTGGTGCCCGGCGTCGTGAGGATGTACGGGATCCCCTCGATGGTGACCGCGAACCACATCCGGACATCCGGCGCTGAGGCCTGGGTAAGGTAGTCGAACATCTCGGGGCTATAGGGCATAAAGCACCCCCTGGAGCTGGACCCTGTGACCGATCACCGCGGGCGCGTTGAAAGGGCTGTCCAGATCGGATTGACCGTCCGCGTCCAGCAGGAGGAGCCTGTGGCCCGTGGAAGTGGGGTAGGGCCTGAGACTGTAGTTGTCCGTCCAGGGCGACGCAGCGGTGTCGTAGCCCGGCCAGAGCGCGACCTTGCGCGCCTGGTACATCCACCGGGCGAACCGCGCCCACTGGTCGTGGTCCGCATTGGTCCACTGGAGGGTGCATCGGTACGCGCCGGCCCTGCCGACGAGGATCGCTGCGACCCTGCCGGCGTCGGAGAAGTTCGCGGTGCGGTCCAGGCGGAGGCTCCACTCCTCCTCTCTCGGCGGAGAGGAGGGGAAGAAGCACGACGCGGGGATCTCGTCCGAGGTGATCACCGCTGCAGCGGAGTAGGTCACGGACGTGAAGCCCATGAAGGGCCGCAGGTCATCCATCCCGTTGCCCTCGGCGGAGGAGAAGTCGACGACCATCTGCATGGTGTCGGACTTCAGGCCGAACTTCCCGTCCGACGCGACGTAGGCGTAGAAGTCGCCGGACACGCCGGAGACCGTCGGGCCGTATCCCGTGGCGTTCTCGACCGCGGTCTCGATGGCAGCGCAGAGGTGCCGATGGGTAGGGTACGCCCCGGGCCCGATGGTTACGTCCTCGTATGAGGGAGCGGTGTGCGGCAGCTTGATCCGGAATGACGGCAACGCGCGGTCGGCCTGATAGATCGCCTCCAGCTTGCACACCGCGGCCATCAGGACACCTCCTGGAAAGCGTCGAACTCGACGGACCAGCGAGACGCTACAGGCTCGAATGTCCTGGAGAACGCTATGCGTCTGACATCGGGATGGAGGTGCCAATAGGACCGAAGGGCCTCTTGGGCCGCAGCGTAGTCGGAGTAGAATGTGGACGTGTAGTCGTCCGGATCCGCCCAGTCGCTGAAGAACGCGAACCGATGCTCAGAGGCTCCGCGCTCCCGCAAGGCGTCCAGCTCGTCCCAGGTGGCCAGCGCCTCCAGGTCCGACTGTGAGTACCAGCCGCCGTCGTAGGGGCTGCTGAGCGCGGCCCTGCGGCCGGAGAGGAACGAGACCAGGCGATACCACTGGGTGTCGGCCTGGTCGGTCTCTGAGTAGTCGGAGGCCGCTACCAGGAAGTTCACACCGAAGCGGGAGGAGAGGAAGCCGTCCGCCCCCCCCGGTACCGGGACGATGTTCAGCCAGGCATGCCCATTGGGCGCGCCGGCCCGAGCCTGGAGGAGGTTGCGTGACCTGGCCATGGTCGGCGGGGCCCGGAGGTGGGTCCCCGGCCAGAACGTCCGCGGGCAGGGACCATCGGCGGTGGCCGACGACACGTTGCCGAACGTCCCGGTCGTGAACCCCAGCCAGGCCTGGACCTCGGCTCCGGACGTAGAGAGGTCCAGGTCGAAGCTCGAGGCCGTCGAGAAGAACTGCACCAGGCCGGCCTCGGTGACGACCGGCCAGATCGCAGTCACCCCCAGGGTCGAGAGCTGGGAGGCGATCTCGACCAGGACCGAGAACAGACAGTCAAAGCCGTCCCCGGTGTCGATGTCGACGTTGTAGTCGGTCCCCCCACTCGGGTAGGTGAATGTCAGCCGTGAGTCCTCGGAGGCCTCCCAGGGGAGCTCGAAGTGTGGAACGGGAAGCGCCACTAGAACCTCCCGGCGCCCTTCGCCATCACCCCGGGGTCGAGGTTCACGATGGCCTGGTGCTTGTTCAGGGAGTTGGCGAACTCCCGCGCTGCGTCCCGGCCGGAGGTCGGCCCCCGGTAGTTGAAGATATAGGTGACGTTCGCGGCTCCGGCTCCTGCAGCGGCGCTGGTCGCCGCAGCCGGGGCGCGGTAGATGGTCTTCGATTTGCGGCCCGCCCCGCGGCCACCGAAGGCTCCGCCCGCGATAGCGCCGTACAGCCCTGCGGCGAGCCCGTGGGCAGCGGACACCCAGGGCGTGGCGAATGTAGCTGCGGCGTGGGCGCCTTCCATGGCGGCCAGGATGACGGCCTTCTTGCGCTCGCCCTTGACCCAGGCTGCAGCGGCCCCCAGCGCGCCGGCGCCCGCCAGGGAGTACCTGTGGGTGGCCGACGTGAGCTTCCCGGTCTCCTTGTCGGTCTTGGTCAACGCTGCGCCGACGCTGCGGAAGCCTTCGCCGGTGGCGGCCAGACCCTGGGACCACTGCGACGTGGACCTGACCCCCGAGGCCGTCAGGCCGCGGAAGACCTCGGACAGGGCGGCCGAGTTTTCGCGGGTGCGCTCGAGGCTGCGGCGGAAGTCCTCCTCCTCCCGCTTCCGCTTGATCTCCCTGACTCGCTGGTCCGCCTCGAGCTGGATCGTCGCCTTGGCGAGTTCAAAATGCTTCAGGTCGACCAGGCCGCCCTCGGTGAGGCCACGGATCTCCTCCGCCGCCATGCGTTGGGTACGAGCCTCGGGCGATTCGCCGGCGATAAGCGCCTCCACGTCCCTGAGGCGGCCGCGGAGCTCCATCTCCTCGCGCACGGAGGCCTTCACTCGCGCCAGATCCTCCTTGGCTGCCCGGTCCTGGGCCTCCCGGTAGGCGGCGAGCTCGGCCATGCCGACCTCGATCCGGTCCTCCAGCTCCTGGCGGACCCGCTCCTCCCGCTCCGCCCTGGTTGGACCGAAGCGCGCCGCCGCCGGCCGGACGGCCTCGGCGATCGCATCCCTGATCGGCTCCGCCATCTGCCTCAGGCCCTCGACGACGCCGCCGAACATCGACCTGGCGGAGAACTCCAGCCAGCCCCGCTGAATATCCCTGGAGATCCGGCCCGATTCCTCGAGGGCCTTGATCTCTCGGTCCAGCTTCTCGAGGCGGCGCTCCTCGATGTAGTTCAGGCCCTGGGATTGCCTGACCGCCAGCGCCGCGTGCTCCTTGCGGAGGTTCCAGTATTTCGCCTCGGCCGCGTATCGCTTGTCCTGCTCAGCTCGTGTACGCTCCCGGAGTGCGGTCTCGGCGTCCCTCCGCATCTCAGAGAACGCCGACTTCCATTCGTCGACGCCGGCGGCCATGTGCGATTTCAGCCGGTCGAACTCCGCGGCTATCCAGTTGGTCTGGATCGTCGTGGCCTCGCGGAGAGGCCGGGAGGGATCAAGCGGGCCGACCCCGCCGGTCCACTCCTCGGCGCGGCCCAGCTTGCGCCGGACCGCGGCCATCATCTCGGCCTCCCGCTCGGCGAGGTTCACCCCGGCGAGCCAGGGCTGCGACCCTGCTCCCCGCGCACTCCAGATCGTACGGGCCTCGCGAGCGAGCGACAAAGCGAACGACTTCCAGCGCACCTCCATATCACTGACCAGGTCGTCCCAGTCGCCCTTGAGGCGGCCCAGCTCCTCGTCCTCGACATCGACCCTGATGGACGCCACGCGGCCCTCGAGCTTGACGAATCCCGCCTCGACCAAGGCGGTCTTCTTGTCGAGGATGGTGAGCTCTGCCGCCGATTTCCCGATGGCCTGAGCGTGTGCCCGGTATGCCTTGATTTCGTCGAGCATCCCGGTGTACCGTTCAATCTGCGACTTGCGGCCGCCGATCATCACCATGGCGATCTTCTGCGCCACCCCGAGATAGTCCTCTCCCGTGGCGGCTGCCAGCTTGTACGCAGCGGGGAGAGCCCTCATGAGGACGGACATCTCCTTGCCGGCCAGCTGCCACCGGTTGGCCAGTGCCTGCAGCGACGTGGCGTCGCCGGCGCCGCGAGAGACCTCCTTCAGCTTCACCAGGAGCGCGTCGGCGTCGTCATGGATGCTCTGGAAGGCCACGCCCACCATCGAGGCCATGCGTCCCGCCTGCACGCTCTCGAAGGCCTTGTCCACCGCTCCCTTGACCGCCTTGATGCCCATCATCACGCCGATGGCTTTCGTCCAGGCGGCCGCGGTGTCTACGCCTGACTTCTTGCCGGCTCTGCCGCTCTTGCGCAGGTTGTTCTGGAGGTTGCCGAGGACCTGGCGAGTGCCGTCCTTGGCGCCGATGTCCATCCGAAACTCGGACTTGTAGGAGGCCATCTACGTCTCCTCCGGACCATCGCCGAGCTCGGAGATCTGCTCAGCCCGGGCCTGGTCCCGAATGTCCTCGGCGATATGTACCAGCTCGAGCTCGCCGGCGCTGTAGTCCTCCAGCCGCAGGCAGCCCTGGCCCTTGGCGACCGCCATCCGGGCCGCCCACTCGGTCCATGCCAGCGAGTCGGGCGACGCGTCCCGCAGGATCGCGAGCGGACAGCGGTCGAACTCCATCTCAGACGGGGAGTCACGCCCTCCGAGCTGAAACCGCAGAGGCTCGGTCGCGGTCGCACCGGGGTGACACCCGAGGTCATCGACGACCTCCGGGGGGCACTCCCCGCATGTCCACGGTATCCGGGCCTCCAGGGCCTCTCGCCGGAGAGCGATCATGAGTTTCCCGCTACCTCCTCCGTCAGGTCGTCGCCGGCCGCCTCCTCCGCGCCGAAGTGGCGGTGGTAGATCGTCAGAGCGAGCTCGGCGCCGACCTCCGGACCGATGAAGTCAAGAATCTCCGGCGCCACCAAGCGGTGGAACCCGACCCGCCGCGTACGCCACGGCGGGGCGCCCTTCGGCGGGTTCGTCCAGCCGTGGAGCCCCATGGCCACCAGGAGGCCGTCGAGCATGGCCTCGTCCATCTCGCCCGTCTGAGGATCCGCCGACGCCTGGAAGAGGTACTTCCGTGCGACTGGGGACAGTTCCTCGGCGAGATGGAAGCGGCAGGGCTTCGGTTCCTTGCGGAGCGCTTCAGCGATAAGGTCCAGGTTGCCTGTCTTGACGTACTCCGCCGACGCATTGGCGGACAGGACCTCGTCATCGACGGCCAGGTCCTGCAGGCTGATGTAGTCGACGGTCCCGCCGACGCCTCTGGTTTTCTCGTTGAACAAGGCTCTCCCTCCTTGCATGGCCCTGGGGGCCGACGGGTTATCAGGCGGCCGCAACGCGGCCAGGGGGCGGCGGAACTACGACCAGACGACGAGCAGCTCCTTGTCGGCCGGGTCGTCGGCCGTGTAGGTGTCGCCTGTCTGGTCGCTGTTCCGGGTGTTCTGCAGGGTCCCGAACGTCAGCGTCCTGGCGACGAAGCCCTCGCGCTCGGTCTCGCCGGGCTCCGCGATGAGCTGGCAGTAGGGCAGGATCTCGGAGACGACGCGCCCGGCGGTGGTCCCTACCTGGACGACGACGGCAAACTTGTGACCCTGGGAGTAGGAGTAGCCCCACCCTGCGGCCGCCGTCTCGGTGCTCTGGTAAGGATCCACGGTGAGCACCGGCCGGAGACCGGTCTTCTGCCACTCCGCGATGCCGTCGTCCCAATTGGGGTCCGTGATGCCGGCCAGCGCCAGGGCCGTGTCGAGCTCGGCCTTGGAACAGTTGATCTCGGTGCGCGTGTCGGTGGTGATGTTGTAGATCACCATCTTCCCGGCGACCCATTCCGCCTTGGACGGGAAGTCATAGCTCAAGCCGGACGGAGTCCCTCCCGAGGCCTCGCGGTCCCAGTCGACGACGTTCTGACCGAACTCCGCGGTCAGGAACCCCTTGGCCTCCGCGGTCAGCTTGAGGCTGTTGGTCCGGCTGCCCAGGATGGCGATCTTGTCGTCGGAGGCCGCGCCCAGCCACTCGAACGACGCGGGCTTCGCGTAGGTAGCGTCGTGCCCGTCGATCGGGAACGCGTTGATCGTCCCGCAGACTTTGGTCCCGTCCGTGGGCGCGGTGGAGAGGGGGATCTCCAGGCTGAGCTCTTCGCTCGCGTCGGTAGTCACCTCGAGGACCTTGGTGACCTCGCTGCCGACCTGGACGGCCTGGCCGTCCACGAACGACGAAGCATCCGCCACTACCAGGTTGCTCACCGTCGAGGTCCCGCCGCTGATCGTGGAGTAGCCGCCCGCGTAGAGGTTCCCGAGGGCCGCCCCGACCAGGGCGGCGTCCGGATGCAGGTCGGTGGCCAGGTCGGGCGCATCGCTCACGGTGGAACTCGTGTACCCGTGCATGTACATGCTGAACGAGAACGTCGAGTCCGAGCGGTGACCAACGATGATGGGAGACGGCCCGGTGAGGGCCTGACGAAGCGCGTCGTCCTCGAAGGCCTCCCGGCGGAGGTCGAAGGACGGCCGCCCGATGGTCTCGACGAAGTCGAAGGAATCGCCGGACTTGGTGCCGAAGATGCTCTCCCATGCCACCTTGAGGGCGCCGATGTTGAAAAGGTAGGCCATATCGTCCTCCCGTTATGAGCTGAAGGTCAGCTTGTATTTGGTCTCGAAAGGCAACCTGACGATGACGAACTCCGCATCGTCCTCTTCCATATCGAACTCGACCTCGCCGGTCGGCAGCCGTGATCTCTCCTCGCAGTCGTTGGACGATGACCAGGTGTCGGGCTGCACCAACGTGTACACCAGGAGGTCGATGTCGCGCTGGATCTGTTTGGTGGCGGCCAGGACATCCTTGCCGAGCGGATAGGCCGTGACGACCACGACCGTCTTCGTCAGCCAGACCTCCCGACTCATGGGCCCCGACTCGTGGAGGTGGAGCCTCGGTTCCACCTCCAGGGCGAACCGGCGCTCTCGGGCCGAGGTCTTGGGCGCCGTGTCGGGCAGGGCCGTGCACAGCCGCCAGGGCCGACCTTCCTCTGTCTGAGGAGTGATTGCCTCGATGGCATCGACAAAGCTATCCAGAATCCCGTCAAACATCTAGAACCTCATCCTGGTGGAGCCGAGCGCCGGCCGCGTCTCGGCCGCGCTCTTCTCCGCGTCGTCGGACTGGTCGTACCACTTCACGCCGGCCAGGGCGCGGTCGAGGGAGTCCCGCAGTCGCCGCTCCCTGAGATCGATCCACGTCTCCAGATCCGTGTAGCCCGCCGGCCTGTAGCCCATCTCCGCCAGGATCAGGATGCCCGCCTCGTAGGTGGGCGGCGCCAGGCGCTCCATCCCGACGATGAGCCCGGGACGCCAGCCCCGGGCGTCGATCCGACGAAGCACGGTCTCCCACGCCTCGTCGAGGAGCTCGCCCAGAGGGGCCCCGTCATCCTTTGCTCGGGCGTAGATCTCCCGGTTCGCGGCCTCGAAGCCGCGGGAGGTCGCCGCCCGGTACCAGGGGTTGCGCACCAGGTCATAGTAGGTCTCTCTGGTGCAGGTGACCAAGTCGACCACGTAGGTCCAGGCCACCCTGAAATCAAGGGCCTTGTCGTCCTCGGTGGTGTTTGCCGAGGACAGCTGATAGGTGAGTCGGGTTCCCTGGAAGGTGGCGCCTGCGGCATAGTCATGCTCGAGGTCGGACTCGACCGCGACGCTCACGCCGGCGTTGACCTCCTCCACGTGCACCCACTCGCGCTGGCCGCCGGCGTTGACCATGAGATACTCGCTGCCGACGACCACGCTGGTCGTGGAAGCCAGGTAGACGACCCGCCGATCCGACGACGAAGCGCCGCAGGCCTGGTCGACAACCGTGTCGACGCTGTCGATGGATGCGGCCGCGTCCTCCACCGCCACCGTGAGGTCATCGCCCGCGTTGGTCTGGATTGTCACCGTAGCGGAGGAGGGGCGGCCCTCCTGGGGATCGAAGACGAGATCCGGAGACGAGTCTTGTCGCACTTGGACGTTCACGCTCTCCTCCTGGAAGAGGGCGAGGAGGAAGGTCTCGCTCCCCGCCCACCTCGTCGGGCCTAGCCGTCGTAGCCGGCGGTGGCGCTGGTCAGCTCGATCGTCCCCGCGCTCTGCAGGACCTTCACGCCGTAGATGACGTCGCCGACGACATCGGTGGCGATCCCGCGGGCGTGGGGGGTAGCGGTGAGCTGGATGTCCGACTGCACCGCCAGGGCGACCGCGCTTCGGCAGAAAACGAAGTTGCTGTCGGTCCCTCCGGACGCCGGCAGCGCGTTCGACATCACCACCAGGAACCCGTAGATCATGCCGATCACGCCGCTCCGGACCGCTTCGGCGTCGCCGACGTAGTCCTTGCTGATGAAGTACGGGTTCTGCATGAGCTCGCCCGCGAACTGCGGCGTCACCGCCAGGACGCGGTCGTTCTCCGGCGCGTTTGCCGCGTCGAGGGCGACCTTGGCCTCGAGGACCTTCAGGTGGAGGTTCGCCGGGAGCGTGGCCGTAGCGTCAATGGTGGAGCCGGCGCTCGCCACCAACGCGGCGATGTCGGAGTCGATGGCGCGCCCCAGGGCTTGCCCGATCTCCGCCGCGTAGATCTGCATCAGGGAGAAGTCGGCCTGGACCTTGGCCAGCTTCTCGATGGTGACCAGCTTGGCCTTGTGCTTGTCGATGAGGACGTCCACCTTGGATTCGGTGTTCGCGTCCGGGGTCAGATCGGTCCCCTTCGTCTTGTCCTCGGCCTCGAGCGCGGAGATGATGGGGACGTGGATGGTGTCGCCCGGCTCACCCTGGAACTCGAGGTCGGTGACGAGACGCCGGAATTTCTGCGCGGCCACGTACTCCTTCAGGAGGACGGGACCCCACACTTCGGGGATGAGGTTGGCTGCGGTGGTGACTGTGACGTTACCCATGATCACGCTCCTTGGTGTACGGTTCAGCCCCGCTGGCGCATGGCCATGGGCTGTTTCGTAACCCGAACGTGGCCCTGATTTCGCTCAGGACGGGCGTAAAGGCGGGAAGAACCTGGTTGTCAATCGACGCTCCCGGCGCCTACACACAGCATACAAATGAGGAATTGAGTCTGTCTATGGGAGCAATTCACTTTTCTCCCTTGATGATGCGCGCGTGCAGCTTTGATGCGGTCGCGGTGTCCCCCTTTTCGATGGCCTCCTGGAACTGTTCGGCGAGGGATTTGCCGCTATCCGAAGCTCTCGGAGCGGGCGCGCCGCCTTCCGGATGACCATCATCGCCGAAGAGATAGGCTTTTGCCTTCTTCCACTTGTCAAGGGCTGCCCTCGACTCCTTTGTCAGGGTCCTATCGTCGCCGAGTTCGACCAGGTCGGCGGGGACCAGCTTCGCCACGTCGGCGGGATCGGTCGCATCCGAGAAGTGACTCCTGACCTGGACATCGGCGAGGGTCGAGGTCATATCGGCGACACTTGCGACGGCGGCGTCCCTCTCCTCGGCGGCCTTCTTGGCGTCCCGCTGCGCCTTCTCGAGGTCACCGAGGTTCGCAGCCTCGAGCTCCTCGATGCGCGCCGTCAGCTCGGCGTTGGACTGCGTCAGCCGATCCTTCTCCGTAATCAGCCCCCGCAGCCGCGAAGCCGGGACCAGCTCGGGGTCGGGCGGCGGGTTGTTGGGGTCGGGCGGCATGGTCTCCCTCCTTGCCTTGGATTATATGAGCGCCGGGGGAAGCCCGGCCAGATGCCTGGTGTGATACCGGTCGTACAGCCTCACGAGATGTTCGCAGGCCCGGCGGCCGAGGTCCATGAAGCGGCCGTCCGGAACGAAGTTCATTGGCCTGGGCGGCATGGGCTTGCCGGTGCGACGGAAGGCGAGTATCGAGGCGAGCATCTGGTTCGTCAGGTTCCTCACCCTGATCTCGCCGTTCTTCTTGCGCTGCCTGATGGTGGCGCGGTCGCCGGCAGCGGTCCGGCGGCCACCCGAAAAGGCGACGCTCCCCTGCAGCTTGGTGTTGACCTTGCCGCGCATCGAGCGCCACATCTGGCCGCTGTCCTCGAGGTCCGGGGTCGTAGATCTGCCCTGGCGCTCGAGTGCTCGCCGATACTTCTCGCTGTATGCCGGCATCCGGCGGCCGTCGCCGGTCCGCCCCTGGCGACCTCGCCGGCGGATCCGGCGCGCAGCGATCCCCAGGGCCTCCTTCAGGTAGGCCTTGTCACCGAAGGACAGCTTGGCGAGGTTCTTCCCGCCGGTCAGCTTGATGTCCAGCTCAAGTCCGCTTGCCATTGAGTCGCTCCTCTGCCTCCTCGACGGAGATCCCCTCGCGTTTCGCCAGGATCTCCGCCTCGGTCGCCGTACCATCCTCCAGGCGGAGCCGCTCCGCCTGGGCCTCCTGCAGCGCATTCCCGGCCGGCTGCGGCTCAACCCATTCGACCTCGAGCTCCAACTCCTTATTGAGCCGCCGCGCCGACTTCACGTGAAAGTTCCAGACCGCCCGCGTCTTAGCGAAGAGTGAATGGAGGCTGTACTCCCAGTCGCGCTCGGAGTCCTCACGGATGGCCTGCAGGTCCATCCGATCCACTTGCTTCGCGATCCCGGAGAGCGCGTTGGCGAAGACCTCGGTGTCGATGCTGAAGATCCCCGGGTCCGCCGCATGAAGGACAGCGTAGGTCCGCAGGAGCGACGACGAGAACTCGATCATCCCCTTCGGATCGAGCTCCGCGGCCAGGCGCTCCATCTTCGTCGTCCCGCCGGCGGCGCTCACGACCACGACACGATCGGGCCCTGCGACCATGTCGTCCGAGTCCACGTCGCTGTCGGAGTAGAGGACGTTTAGGACGAACCCCTGCCCCATCGCCCACACGTTGGCGGTCCAGAGCTGATTCAGCGCCTCCTGACCCGTGATGAGCGAGTCGTCAAGGGGAGCGTGCAGATCATCGCCGGGCTGGTCGTGGAGAGCCACGAGCGGGATCTCCTTGTATGGGTTCTTGTGTTTCGTGCGCAGGGGGTCCGAGCAGACATACTCGTCGGTAGACGTCTCCGTGACGTACCCGTATTCTTTCGCTGTCCACACCATCCAGCCGGCGCCGCTGCGGGTCACGACCGCTTGGGCTGCGTCGAGGTCGGACGGATCAAGCGGGTCAGGGAGGACGTACACCTGCGATGGGCGGTAGACGTCGAGACACAGCCGCTTCCGGCGCCACGCCGGACCGACGAAGACGGTCTTGTCGCGCCGCGCCGTCCGCTGGCCCAGCTTCAGGCGGGAGGTCAGGCGAGTCATGGTGTCGATCTCCGCCCATACCTTGGCGTCCTTCGAGGATGTCGGCAGCGTCTCGCCGTCCTTTTTCAGGTGCCAGAGCGGGGGACGATGAAAGAGGGTGGCGGTGGAGTCGATGATCCGCGCTATGAACGGCATCGCCAGCGACCGCATCCCGCTCTTGGCCGCGTTGGGATAGGTGGCCGCTATGATCGGGTCCATCCATTTCGAGTGGCGGCCGCGGTAGTAGTCGTAGAGCTTCTCGCAGTCCCGGTCATAGGACTGGGAGATCGAGGCATGGTTGCGCTCGACCTCCCGGAAGAGCTGCAGAATCGTCGCTGCGGACATGGGTCCCTCCTCTGAGTCTCGTGCCGGGCGTCACACCAGGTAGATGCCGCGCCCGATCTCCCTGTACTGGTGGCTGGCGTAGTACCTGTGCGCGTCGGCGCAGTTGATCAAGAACTCATCGTCCTTCACCTTGTCCCTGAACACCGCCTCCGCGCCCCGGCGCTCTTCCCAGGCCAGGCCCAGGAACATCCGCGCCACGCCGCGGCCGCGAGGGTTCGTGTTTTGGTCCTGGCGGGCGAGCTCCTTGGAGACGAAGTAGTGCCGGCGGCCGTCGGCGGACAGCAGCCGCGAGCACAGGACGTCGACCCCCCACCTGGTGGCGCGGTCGTCGGTGCGCGTGAAAGCGTTCACCTTCGCCTTCGGAAACTCCCGCCGCAAGGCCTTGATCTCCTCCCTGCCGTCAGGGTCAGGATGGAAGGCGCTGATGAACGGCACCCTGAACCTGGCCTGCGTCTCACGGATCCAGGTGAAGATCTCCCTGTGCCCGGAGACCCGGTCCCTGGTGTACTCCGCGAACACGCAGTCCTCGGGGCGCTCGGCCACGCCAGCCCTGGCCTCGGGGTCGTGCCCGATAAACGCCGCGTACGGCCGGTTGAACCCCCAGTCGATACAGCAGTGCACCTCGTGGCGATCCGGCTGGTAATGCCAGTCGATGATGGAGTCCCTGTGGTGGAAGTACCGGGCGTACACGGTGCCGCTGACGTTGACGATCTTACCCTCGGTCTCCTGCGCGGCCAGCTCCTCGCTCATGGTCTGGCGGATGGCCTCGACGTAGCTCGGGTCGTAGTTCAGGTTGTCCGCTGTGCTACCGAAGATCATGCACCAACCCTCGGTCGCGGTCTTGGCGCGAGGGGTGGACGACACCCACGCGTCGGGCCGGATCTCCAGCGTACACTCCTGCGCAAAGAGACCGACGATTCCATAGGGGCCCTTGGGCGTAGTCGATGCGATGAAGCGCTGCGACGTGCCGAACCTGGAGCCCCGGAGGCGGGCCTGCAGCTTCTGGAAGAGATTGATCTGGTCCGGCCAGACCGACACCTCGTCGGCCCACACGATATCAGCGTTCACGCCAATGAACTTGTCAGCGTCATCCGCTGGCCGGAAGCGGATCTCGAACCCGTTGATGAGCGTGATGGTCAGGTCGTGGTATGAGCGCGTCCGGACGAACGAGAAGCCGTTGACCTTGGCCCACCAGTCGAGCAGATCGTTGATTGCCCGCCACTGGACCGTGCGCAGCATGTTCCGGTCCTTCGCTACGACCGGGCCGATCCCGTTCGTGATGGCCAGGCCGTGATGGATGAACTTGTACGCCGCCGCGGCGGTCTTGCCCGAGCCGCTGCCCCCACAGAAAAGTGTGTTCCGGTATGGAGCCTGGATAAAGGCGAGCTGCTGCGGGAACGCCGCGCACCGGCCGACGATTCCCCGATCGCGAGTGTGGGGCCGATCCTGTATCGGCAGCCAGGGGAGCTGTGCCTGGTCTACCCCGCCGGCGGGGTAGACGGTGACCGGCCGCACCATCAGCCGGCCTCCTCCGCGGCGACAGCCTCCACGTCCGGATTGAGGTCGGCCGGGTCGACGACATCCCCGGAATCGGGATCAAAGAACCAAGCCTCCGTCTCCTCGAGCGGGGGCATGTGACACGTGAGTTCAGAGACGGGCACCGCAGCGATATCGTTCGCCGTGGCGGCGATCTTGCGGAGCTGCTCAAGGTACTTCAGGCGCTTGTTCGCATAGTCCGCCGGGTCCAGCAGCCCGCCGGCGTAGGCCTCGCTGAGGACAGCCAGGTCCATCAGCGCAACTCTGTAGAGGATCGACAGGTCGAACTCGTCCGACAATGCTCTGAACGTCCGCTGCTGTTCCCTGTCGAGATGCGCAATGAGCAGCTTTACCGTCGCCTTCCGTGCCTTCTCGGCCTTCTTCTTGGCCCTGTATTTCCGGTCCGCCAGAGCCTTCCGTCGGGCGACGTCCCGGGGCACCGAAATGCGACGATCATCAGGCACGGTTCAGACCCTCCTTAGGGCGTATACGCTGAGGCCGTCTTTTCACGAAAAACGACGTCAACTTGAAGGTGACCGGAGAGCCGGTTCCCTTGCATGGGGGGGGGCATAGGCCCGAGCATTCCCGTCTCCAGCGACAGGCACGCTCAGCCCTCCTTTTCCGCGGACCCCCTGGACCCCTCCTTGGCGGCGAGCTCCTCCTCCTTGGCGGCGAGCTCCTCCTCCTTGGCGGCGAGCTCCTCCTCCTTGGCGGCGAGCTTCTCCTTCAGGTCCTCGACCACGGACTGCAGCGTCTGGATGTGCAGCTTCGTTGCGACGTTCATTGTTTCCTCCGTTCGTGATGTCCCGCCAGCGCCAGGCCTCCTGGAAGTCCGGCGGGGGGTTACGATGATCGCAGCGCTCCAAGATCGAATCCATCCTATTCCGGCATGATGAGCCGGCGGCCCTCGTGCACTACCCTGGCCCCATGTGTGCCCGCCATCAAGACCCTCCCGCCTGGGGCTGCCAGTCGGCCGCCGTGATCAGGCCGCCGCTCTTCATCTCGATATGAGCTATCCTTTCCACAGACGGCCGTCGAGCGCCGGCGGTCGAGAGCCGCCCGCGCTGGTACATGCCGTACATCTTCATGGTCTGCACCGGGATACCCCAGGCCCGCGCCATGGCCGCCAGGTTGGTGTGATACCTGTGAGCGAACTCATGCAACGTCATAGCCCCCTCCGATCACCCATCGTACCGTACCGAGTCGTCGTCGCACATGGGAGCAACTCCAGACGACCTCAGCCAGGCCCGGAAGTCCGCATCCTTCCAGCCCATAAGCTGACACAGCTTCAGCAGATAAGATGGCCGAGGAGAGCGGCGGCCGTCCTCGGCCTCGATCTCGTAGAGCGCCCGCGCCATAGGGCCGCGGGGCAGCCTCCGGATCCGGCAGACCTGATCCAGCGACATTCCGACCAGGTAGGTATCGAGCACATACCGTCGCAGCTCTCGGATCACCAGGAGCCAGTCGTCCGGGTCCTGGATGCGGTGGCGCCGGAGAAAGGCGCGGACCCGACGTCTGTACGCTGCGAGGCCGGACACGACTCATTCCTCCGTCCTGCTCGTGCAGCGGGCGAGGTCCTCGGCGCAGGTCTCCCAGCGCTGCATCCACCAAGCCAATGCGTCGGCAGTCATCACGACGCACCTTGTTTCCCCCTGGGTCACTGCCTGGCAGCGCTCCAGCGCGTCCGGCTCGCCGGGGTGGTCCGTCCACATCTCTAAGCTGTCGGGCGGCATGACCACCGTCCGGGCTGGACAGCTCGTCAGGGCCGCTCCGGCCATTGCGAGGACGACGAGGGCTGCAAGCATGGTCATCAGGTCCGCCCAGGTCACCTTCATCGACGAACCTCCTCGATCCCCACCCCCGCGTCAGCCATCAAGTGTCGGAGTGCCTCAGTGGTCAGGTCAGGGGACTTCATGGCCCGGACCGCCCGGTCGAGGGCCTTCCGGGCGCGATGCTCCGCATGGGCGCGCCGGCCAAGGCGATAGAGCTTCCCGGCGAATCGGATCAGTTTCCCCATCTGGACGAGGATTCCATCGGCGGCCTCGAGGGGACGACGCAAGGTCTCGATTGGGTCAGGCATGGCCTGCCTCCATCCAGTAAGCCGTCCCCGATTTGCCCTGGCTGTGAAGACGCTGGCGAGCCGCATTGTAGGAACGACGGTCTTCAGAACCAACGTGCCCCACCCATGACCCATCGTCAGGATCACAAGGCATCTCGGGATACCCTCCCCCCAGCTCACCCCACAGGCGCACCGCTGCCGCCTGGTCGGGCAACTGTGGGCCATTCATATAGCAGTTGTGGCGCTGGCACTGCACCGTGAATGGGCCGTTGACGGCATCGCCGGACGGCGCTATCAGTCTGACGTCAGCCGAACCACAGCTCGGGCACGGCGCCAGCCCGTGATTCATTGCGCCTCCCATCGTGTCAAAGCCCCTCACTGGGGGAAATATGGTGTGCCCGCTAGCCGCATATCTGGCCAACTTCTTTGGGGTCGTGCAGTGATATAAGACGCGTGGCCTCATC